TGAGAGCACATTCGCCACAGCGCGCTGTACCGCTGTCAGAAATGATGTGATGTAATCCCAGAGGCTCTTAAGTTTTCCCTGGAAAGCGTCAAAGAAAAAGTCAGAAAATGCCTGCTGCATGGCCTGGGCAGTCGCTTTCACAAGCTCAACCGCCATCTGGAACTGCGACTTCATGTCACGCATCAACTCTTTCAGACCCCAGGCAACGCTTTCTTGGATAGTGCCCGATAATTCCTTCAAGGCTATCTGTGTCTCTTGGATTTTAGACCTGGTATTAGTAATCGCCTGCTGCTGTGTCTGCCAGGCGGTAATGTCTTTTTCGCGATCCATTCTACCCAGAACCGCTTCCTGCAACGACAGCAGCTTTTCTAACGCTTCGATCCGCTTGCGATAAATATCTACTCTCGGCGCGGACATCTCTTTTTCCTGCATGTCGAGTACCGAAAGCATATACTGTGTCTGGGATTCAAGAATGGCCTGATTATGTTCATCCATCAACTTCTGAATTTGTTGATTTGATACATCCAGAATTGCCCGGCGACGCTGTTCATATTGTTCTTGTGTAATGATTCCCAAATTAAGCTGGGCTTTTTCATATCTGATCAAATCATCTGCCCATTTTCTAAGGTCATCGATGCGCCTATCGTAATCACTCTTCGTTTTCTCGGCTATTTCTCTATCGAATTCTCTCTGCAATTCAGTTATGCGTGCATTACGACGATCTGTTTCCATCTGGATAATTTTTGTCACTTCTTCTTGAACGGCACGCTGTTTCTGCTTCGCTTTTTCGAGCTCCTGATAAATCTTAGGGTCAACCCCATACATCGGGTCGGTTTTTTGACGCTTTTTATTCTTCTCTGCCGCATCTGCTTCAGCCTTCGCTATCCTCTCGCTTGCTTCTCTAACGGCACGCTCAATATCTTTCCGGTATTCTTTCGCTTTTTCCAATGCTTCCTGGTAATCTTTTTCGATGTCGAGTAATTTAATCTCCTGTGGAGACGCAGAAGCTTTTTTCAGCTCCAGATTCAATTCTTCCGTTCTACGTTTAGCTTTTTCGAGTGTATCGCTGACGCGGTCGAAGCTCTGGTTTACGTCCGCGAGCTTTAAGACATGCTCCGTCGCGGCTGCCATATTCTTGCGCGCACTATTTGTATATATGTTTTCGTGTTTTCTTGCGGCCTCATTCTGTTTTTCAAAACTCTCCAGCACCCGGTCGGCAAATGCAATCTGTTCATCTCTCGATTTACGCGCCGCCGCCATATTCTGATCATATGCTCGACGCGACGCTTCTAGGCTCGTGTAATACGACTGTCTTGCAGCCGCCGCTTTGGCTTCAATATCGCCGAATATCCGCAAAATAGCGCCGAGACCGGGAATTTTGGTCAACAACGCCATTACTTCATAGAACACTAAAACGACCGCATTCTTGAAATTCGTCCAGACCAGATTGGATGTTTCGGCGATGTAGGTGAAGAAGTATCTGATATGCGCAAAAAATTTATCAATGTATGCATAGCCGGTTTGAACCCACTCGCCTATGGATCGTCCGGCGAGTTGCAATTCGGATATGATTTTTCCCAACTGCCAGCCTGCTAAAGCTGCGCCAATCACACCGGCAGCGGCGCCGACTACACCCAATGTGCCGGATAAAGTTGCGAAGGCGCCGGAAGCAATACCGGCTTCGATAGTGATTGACTTTAAGGTGCCTACAATTCCGCCAAAAAGAGCCAGGATAAAAGCAATATTTGCAGCGGCATGTGCTTTCAACCATGTAAATACGTTTACTAAACCGCGTAATAAAAGAGATCCTCCCTCCAAAATAAGTACCAGCCCCGCCAGCTTCACCACTATTTCTGTCAATACGGGATGTTGTTGTGTAAAATTCCATATCTCTTTTGACAATTCCTTGATGTGCGCGATGATCGAACTAAGAATATCATCCAGCTTCTGAATAGAATTGATCAAACTCTCATTCCATTTGATCTCGCCGGTTTCTTTGTTGAATTTTACAATCCAATCTGTCGCATCCTGGATGAGAGATTTGGTCTTCTCAAATCCTGTGTTCATGGCGCGACCGAGCGCCTGGCTTATCGCATCTTTTAAATTCGACAGACGAACGGAAAAGTTCTTGGAAGCTTCAGAAGCACCCAGAGTGGCACCTCTAAGAGCTTCCATAACAGCAGTATAAAGCTGACCCGATGCTATCAATTCCTGAATTTTTTCATTGGTCAAGCCGGCGGCATCCATGAGAGGTTTGAGCAAAGTAGCTCTTGATTGCATTGTGCCGCTCAAAATGCTGCGGACTTCTTCGCCGAGCATATCAAGCGGTATCCTCATGGCAGTTGCCGCCTGCGTAACCGCCACTGTGAAATCAACAATCTGCTTCTCATTGAATCCCGCCTGTATCGCAGGCACGTACGCCTGGCTGAATGCTTTGACGAGCTGCTCATACGTAGCGGCCGTCTCTAAACCAGCCAGTCGCAGACGCAACTGAACTTCTTCGCTTGACCTCAATGCGGCAGAAAAGGCTTCCTGACCCTGAACGACCTTGCCAGATACATCTCTGAACTCGTTCATCGCATAGATCAGCGAGGCGAGGCCCACGCGGGTATCTTCAATGGTGGCGTTAAATTCGTAGCCCGAACGAATAGCGGCGGCAAATATGCCTCCCCCCACCATCGCTGAAATCATATTACGGATACTGCTTGAAACCTGGGACGCCGACCCATTCAATTCGTTTAAAGTCTGGCGGTAGCTGTTCAGCGCATAGCGGGCGGATTCTATGGCACCATTTGCCATATTGACCGCCTGTATGACTATTTGTACCTTGTTGTCCGCCATAATTCGTGCTACTCTCTAACTATGAAACTCCTGCTATCCATTCCAATCTTCTTCTTCATGATATGCGCCATTGTCTCCATGTGGGATTTGTTCAAATTCCTCGTGTTTATAGGGCTACTGGTCATGATTTTTCCAACACCTCGACAGTAATCCTGCTGGTATCACAATGGGCACAGTCCACGTTCTTTTTGGCTGCGCGACAGGCACGGCAGAACTCATTCCGTGCACTTCCTTTCTCGTTAGTCTCTCTATTCAACGACTTCAAAACCTCCGTCTCAAGCATGCGCAATTTCCTGAGTATAGAGATATCGAACCTTATATCGAGCGCTTCTGCTATTAACTTCACCGCTCCGTAGTCGAGACCGATTACACCCATCGCTCCCGCCCGCCACTGCGTCAATGACCATGTCCACAGCTCGAAAGCTTCTTCGTTTTCCGGCAACAAATCTGGAGGTGCATTGAGGCAGCCTTCACACTGCCTTGAAATACATTTACTACAGCGTTCCGGACCGCCTCCTTCATACCACCGCCAGACCCCTATCAGTTTTTTTCCGCATCTCCACCGTAAGTTAGCTCCATTATTGCTTTAAACAACTCTAACGCTGTAGCGTTTGGAAGCGCATCGATTTCTGATATACGCTCGGGCAGTACCATCGCGAGGATTTCGTCGATCACTTCATCAACCTGCTCCTGGGATAGATTCAGTATGTTAATGCCTCTATTGCGTAGAGACTTTATCTCTCCTCTTGTGAGCGACCTAATTTCAAACTTGGCACCACTAACCTCTTTCTCCATTATTGCCTCCTTAGAACGTAGATGTTGGGCTTAAGAGCTCCATCCTGACCGCCGAGGCGTCGGTGTCATCGTTGTAATATGCCTCAAAAGGCAGCTCCACCAGCAGGCCCGTCGGACCGGAAATGACCGGAGACTGCGGTTTGAATATGACTTCGTCGAAGTAGAAGCTCATCTTTTCGTTGCCGGCGGATGCACCGGTCCCGGCACCTTTGGTGAAGTGTATCTCTAATGTCGTCTCGGTATGTGCAACCGCCAGGGCGTATAGTGTATCTGAATCGAAGAGGATTTTAACCGTGCCCGTTACCTTCGCTCGCCCCTCGGGAAGACTGTAGCGCTGTCCCGTACCGTCGAGAACGTATGTGTTTCCATCGAGATTGTTTTCCAGGGTGAAGTCGACTTCAGTGACAGTACCGACTGTAGAACCACCTTGCTTTACCGAACCTTCAAAACCGTCAAATGGTGTATGTCCGAGATCCGTAGCGGTGGAATCGAAAGATGAACTGTTAATTGTCTCTTTTGCACCGAGAAGCGACACGGTGCACTCGATCATCCCTTCCGGCTTCGCAGATAACCGGAAACTGTTCACCTTGCAGCCGTTGTAGAGAAAATACTTCGCCGTACCCAGATCTGTGAACTGTTTCTCGAGACACATCCCAACCGGCAGCGCGCCGATCTTGTAGGTATGCGTGTAGGGAGCTGACGAACCAGATTTGCTGTAAGTGCCAAAAATGTGTTTGAACAGTCGACCGTATTGTGGAGACAACTCGAACGTTATATCGCCGGAGACATCAACGTTGCCTCTCACCGGTGCCTGGGGGTTGCGGTTCGAGCGTATTGTATCGGATGAGATGAGATTGCGGTTGAGGCGCAACGATTCAGACTTGAATGGCAACACCATCGCATCCGGAGAAGATGGCGTGGTCTTATAAGTCGTTTCTGTGTCATAGATAATAACGGCATTAGCTCCTGATTGCTGTGCCATTGTTTATTCCTCCTTTCCTTTGGGAACGGCTTTCTGCTCTTTGAATTCCTTGAGCCGCCCCTTCTTTAGCAGTATATCTGCAATATCGTCGGGGACCTCCCGAGGCACGCCGAGCTTAAACTGCCCTGCCGCACCAAAATTCATGTAGAGAGGCCCTTCGTCGTAATATAATTTCTTCATTCTGACCTCCTTAAGTCATGGTATTCATGCGATAAGTCAGTCCATAAACCAGCAAACCACCCTCAGACATGACCAGATCCTCCTTCACCGGCCAGAGCCATCCGTAGCCGCTTATCTGGTAACCAATCAGAGCACTGCGCACAGCCTCGATTACCTCATAAGCCACCGACGCACCATCACTACGGCTTTTGAGCGACCGGCAGACGAGTACAATGAGGAAATCCATGCGGTGATCCGCCCGGTTCGACCCGATGACCCTTTTTTCCTCAAACTCGGCACCCTGGTAGATAACGAACAAAGCGGGAAGCCGCTGTGGCATCGACATCAATTCATCCACATCACCCTGCCAGACACCGACCGTCATCACGCTTGTGATCTTTTGAAGCTCTGTTATTATCGCGTTTTGGATGTCTTCGATCACGATCCACCTAGTAACTGTCGAGCGTACCGGTACTGCCGTCCGACGTCTTCCCGGTTGTGAAGATACGGTCGTCTTTCGTCCGTGTCGCTTTCGCCTTTCCGGTCGCCGGTTCGGAGGGCGCATCCGCACCCAGGGAAATCCAGCCTTTCGCTATATCCCGTAAAAAACGGATCGCGTTGTCATAGCGCTTCTGTCGCTCTTCGGGGACCTTGAGGACCGACCGCCGGGCGAAGAGATTGTAAATGGCGATATCTACCGAGAGCTTGCGGATAATGACGGGTACCGGGTCAAATGGTACGCTATAACGTGTCGCACAATAGCTGTCGATCTCGGCATCTGCATCGGCGATGGCGCGGGCAACGACAGAGCTATCCACACTGCCGCTGCCCGCATCGTCCGTGAGTTCGATCAATTCATCCTGGCTGATCTGTTCCTCGATATCTGTCTGGATGCTGTAGGCCATAATCACATCCGATTAGGTTGCGTAAGTGTCCTTCCAGAGATAACCGGCGCCGGCCGCCACCTGGATGATGTCTGTCTCTTCGGCGACCTCGTATACATCCTGGTGCTCCGCCGGCTCACGCCACATGGTGACCCTGCGCGGAGAGCCGTCCTCATAGGCCGTTCTGCACTGATACCCGGCGGAAATTACCTTAAGGCCCGGGCTGGGCGGTCTGTAGAACAGGAAGCCCATACCCTTATTGGCGTTTACTTCCCAGATATACTGAGGCGTAAAATCGGTACCCGCTTTTGTCTCTTTCGCGGTTGAATAGATTGCCTCGCCAACCAGCACTTCTTCTAGGTCGCATACTGCAGCCAGGAGTTCCCGGGTTAAAACACCACGCTGGGTGTATTTAATCTTGTCCAGAATCGCGTCGCACTGCTTCAGGGCCTCATAGGTGGCAAAATCAAGTATGAGCACGTTGGGGGTTACACCGCAGTTCTTCTGGATGACCTTACGGCCGTTGGCGATGTCTGCCAGGAACGTGTTCGTATTACCAGGCGGGCTCCAGAGGCCCTCCGCGTCTTCACCGCCGGAATTGCCATCCGCCCAGACGGAATTGATTATCAGATTAGCAATGCGGCGCTCTTTCGCGAGATCGATCTTGTCCGCACAAAATTCAATCGCATCCTGATCGGGTTTAAGAGGAGGTGCCATTCTGGACTGTGCGAACCGTCTGTCCTCATCTGTGACTTCCTTCGCATAAGCGTATTCTTTCGTAGAAATGGTGATCCAGTCGATAGGATACCCACCGCGTGGTGCTCTCGCGCCGGGTCCGCGGATACCGGCTTCATCTCTGAACCAGGCGCCCTTCTGATACACGGCAATCTTAGCTTTCGGATCCACTCCATCGATTATCGGGAAGACCCTGTCACCGATATAAGACTTGTTTTTGTAAGCGACGGAGACGTTCGCGAGTGGCCCCGTCACTATTAGTTCTTTCACGTTTGGTTGAGGCATCGTTCAATTCCTCCTTTCCTCAATTAGTGGGCAACTGTGCCGACAGAATAGATCGTCACTGCCGGAGAGCTTACGTTGGTAACAACGGCCAAAAATTCACGGCTGTAATTCTGGGCGATGGTCATCGTGCCGGAAAGCGTTACACCGGTGCCGGCGGTCAAAGTGATTGTCTCATTTCCATCCGCCGTATTGCGGATGATGAATCTGAAGCTAGACCCCACCACACAGCCTGAGATCGCACCCACAATCTGGGTCGCCGTCGGTGTCACATCAGACCTGTCGTTACCGTTGGGATCGCGTAGGATTAGACCACCAACCAGTTCCGCCGCCGTGTAGGTCACGGCCGCGTTAGTGGTCTTGGTCGTCACGGTCGTGATGGACTTCACAACATCATTGATGGCGGGCACCATGCCGAGTAACAGACAGCTGCCGAGATCATCCTCGGCGCTCGTGGATTCGATGATCACTGCTCTCGCATAAGCGAGGTTTAACGACGCATCTTTTGCCTTTCCGGCATCAGTTGCCGATACATATTCAGGCCCAACAAAGGTACCGATGCCGATAGCATCGTTAGCTTGAACCTTCGACACGCCTACCAACCTCACCACCGCAGCCTCTCCGGCGGCCGGGGCATTCTGTAATATGCCGATCGCTATTTCAGACTCAGAATCAGGCCTGCGCACCGTGCCGGAAGAGGTCAGCACCACGAACCGGTACTGGTCATTCGTCAGATCCTCGGCAGCCGGAAACGTTAAATCGAGGATTTTGTTTTCTGTAGCCATTTTGATTCTCCTTTCTGCGACTTACGCCGCTATTTCTTGATAGTATTCCCGCACC